ATGGTGATGGTGGTTCTAATGATGGTCAAATACAATTAAATTGTTCACAAAATTCTCATGGTGTTAAAATAAAAGCACCACCTCATTCTGCTGGACAATCTTATACTTTAACTTTGCCAAGCTCTATTACTAATGATTATTTTTTAAAAACAAATGGTTCAGGTGTCTTATCTTTTGCAGAAGTACCACAACCAACAGTACCGACAGTAGCGAATGTATCACAAACGATTGCTCCAGCTACAGCTACAACAATAAGTATTACAGGAACAAACTTTGTTTCAATACCCTCTGTTGAATTTGTTAATGGTTCAACAGGTGCTATTACAAATTCTAATACAGTTTCATTTACAAACGCAACGACACTTTCAGTTAATGTAACTTTAGCATCAGGTAATTATTATGTAAGAATAGAAAACCCAGATGGTAATGCTGGAAGATCAACAAAC